ATAGCAGTATCCGAACCTGCCTTGAGCGCAACGGGTACAAGAACGGTGTCGTGGACCGGATACGGGATCGAGTCAATAACTGTGTCCGGCGGCGACGCGACCACGCGAGTATAGAACTCCTTCGCAGGCGTACCGGGATGGGTGGAATCGGGCACTTGCGCCGCCAGTGGCGCAGCATAGCCTCCCGCGATAAGAAGAAGCGCTGCATATCTCATGGTACACTTTCTGTGTGCAGATGAAAACGAAAGGAGCCGGTGGCAAAATGTGCCCCCGGCCCCCGCTCGTCAAGCCTGCCTAAGATCAGGCAGTGGTCAGGTCAGCCACGAGCCCGTGCTGCGCCTCGTGGTTCACCTTCAGCATGAACTCAACGATGAGCATCCGCTTCTCAGCGTCGCCGGTCTTCGCCAGCTTGACGACACTGTAAGGCCGCAGATAGTCAACGCTGATCCCGCTCGGGGTCAGGAGCCACGCATCCCGAGCGCGCTGGTTGAGGTTAGTGGTGATGGCGAGCTTGCCGAAGTCGCCAACGTACACGTCAACCGCGCCGATCACCGCAACTGCGCTCTCCTTCGTCTCCACATGCACAACGGCAATGCCGTCGAACGTGGTGGAAACGAGCGCCTTGTTGAACGCGCCAAGCGAGAGAATGGTGGGCTTCCCGCCCGCCTCATACGCCTGCTTCTGAACCGAGCGCAGCATCGTCTCGGTGAACGCACGGGGGGTGCCATCCGTACGATCGTCGTTCGGCAGGTTGGTGTAGACCGGATCAACGCCACCGGCCTCCTTGTCAACGTTCGACTTGATCCACGCGCCCATACCGGCGGTCACGCGAGCAGTCGAAGAGTCGCCAGCGCTGGCGGCCTTGTTCTCAAGCATGGACACTTCCATGTCCCGCTTCAGGGCCGCAGCCTTCAAGCTGGTCTGGTAGGCAAGCTCGGACTTGCGCCCGGCCTTGTCCACAACCTCAAGGGTATCCGAGAGGATGATCAGCTTACGAGCGATTTCGGTGTAGTTACCCACACGAACGCTCGGGGTGATCGCCGGGAACGACGCAACATCGTCGCCCTCGATCTGCTGGTTGGTCGAGCTACGAGCATCCAGCGTGTCCTGCTGCCACTCTTTGAAAGTGGTCTTGGTGGAACCCTTGCCCACGTTCGACATGAACGGAGTCTCTTCCGGCTCGATGTTGTAGATCGTGTCGGTCAGGTTCTCGCGGATACCCTTCGCGGAGTATCCAGTGTAGGTGTTCGCAACGATAGACATCTTGAAACCCTTCTGACTGTCCCTCGGGATCAGTCAAGTAACGCTTCGAGTGCAGCAGCACCACTACGGATGCTCCTGTCAGTCGCATGAGCACGAAGAGCGCGCTCGGTCTTGCTCACGGGCTTGCGGTCATGCTGCGTGCCCGGCTTCTGAACTTCCTTCTCCGCCTTCTCGCCCTGCTTGCGCGGGTCCGGCGTGGCCTTGGATACGGCGTGCTGCCTCTGCGCAGCCGCCAGCAGTCGAATCACACGGGCATCGGTCACGGACGCCAACTCAGCCTGCGTGAAGCCTGCAACGTTGATCGCGTACTGAGCGATCTTGGTCAGGGCCGTCTTCCGCTTGCTCTCGTCTTTCCACTCGGGGAAATACTCGATCAGCTTCTCGTTCTGGCCCTTCACGTACGTTGCGAACTTCTCATCGTTGTCCTTCTTGACCGCCGCCTCTGCCTCTTTACGAGCCTGCGAGACGGTTTCCATGCGCTTCTTGTGCTCCTGCCACTGGATGTATCGGGCCGCCAACTGCTCCGCCGGAATCTCCCGGCGCAGGCGCTCCCAATCGGGCTCTTGCGGCGTGTTCGCCTTCAGAGTCTCATCCAAGTTCTTCAGCTTCTCAGCAAGAGTCTGCCGCTCCTTGGAAATGGCGTCCTTCTCAGCCTGCGTCTGCTTCCGTTCCTCCGCCACACCCTGCGTCTTGCGGGTGTAGTCAGAGCGGCGCATGTAACCGGCCTTGAGTTCGTCCTCGTCCACCTCAACCTCTTCGTCGCCCAGCTTCAGCTTGTGCTTGGGCTTCGCGGGTGGCTCGTCTTCCAAGTCCACCTCGGAGTCACTCTGCTCAGGATCGAGCGCCTCGTCATCGGTGACTTCACCCTCGGACTCGTCAACAACCTTGTCCTTGGGCTGCTCGTCGGCGTTGCCGGGTTCCTCGATGTAATCAAGGAGGGCTTCGTTTCCGAACAAGCTGCTTGCGGCTTGGCTAACACTCAGGGCTTCCCTGTTGGTGTCGTTGCCGCTCGCGGGTGTATCTGCCATAACAGTATGTCTCCCGTGCATTTCTGTCAAGTGGCTCAGATTTCCTTGAGCCTACGCTCTTCGCGCTGGCCCGCAGAAAGTGCCTCAGCCCCTCGATCTACGAACGCATTCAGTTTGGCTTTGAAGCGCTCGAATGCACGGTAGTCAGAATGAGCGATCTCCCGCTCATCCGGCGTGGCACCGGATTTCCACGCCTCGTACAAATCCTGCTCGATCTCATCGAAAATCTGTACCACTGCGGGCCGGGCGAACAAATCCGCAATCACCTGCCCGCGCTCGATCGCTTCGTCACGAGGGATGATCACTCAGCCGGACTCTCTTTCGCCTTGGCCGCCGCAGCCTCACGCTGCACCTGCGCCTGAAGATGAATCTTCTCACGCTCAACCGCGATCTCCGCTTCGAGCTTCTGCCGGAACATGAGCATCTCCTGCTGCATCTCCGCCATCTTGAGAGCGAACTCCTGCTTCAACTCCGCCATGTCGGAAGCCGCCTTGGTCTGCGTCTCTGCGATGTCAGACTCGCGCTGCGCCTCGATCCTCTGCTGCTCGGCAATGGGCTCCTGCTGCAAGCGCATCTGCTCGATCGCGTACTTCTGCGCGATCTCCTGCTTCTTGACATTCAACTCTTCCTGCTTCATGGCGAGATCGCCAAGGGTCTTGATCTTCTCCGCCTCAAGCTGCGCCTGCGCGAGCGCCTGCTCGGGGCTCGGCTGCGGCGGGGGCGGTTGCCACCCGGCCGGATCGGTGTAGTACCGCTCGGGGTTCTCGATGCCCTGCAAGCGCAGGATGTCGAGGCGCACGTTGTAAGCCTGCGCGAGCCCGGTCAGCGGGGCGTTGAGCCCAAGCTGCGTCAAGATCGTGTCCTGATCCTGCTTGACCCCGAGCAGCACAGCGAGCTTGCGCTCTTCCACCCGGCCGAGCGCCACGTTCACCGTGACGTTCAGATCGGCGTCCCACGCCTGCGGGTTCACCTCGGTCCACTTGCCCCGGAGCTTGACGACGCGCTCGCGGGGCTGGTTCTCCACCACGAGCTTCAGCAGCCCCTTGAAGAGCGGCTTGAGCAACTGCTCTGCGTAGATGCGGGCGATAAGCTCAACCTGCTCCTTGTTCGAGGCTACTGCCTCAGCCGCCGCATCCGGCGTAGTAGACTGAAGGGCGTCCATATCGAGCCCGGCCGCGCCGTTCCCGATGCCCGTCCGCTGCTCCTTCTCGCCGCGCATGTATTCGAGGAAGGTGAAAATCTCCTTCCCGTTGAACGTGTGATTGAAGCTCTGCAACACGTCAGCCGGGCGCCCCTTGGTCCGAATGCCCGCGCCGATCTCCGTGTTCTGCACGTCCGCGATGCTCACCATGTTCTCTTGGAACGCAGTGCGCGGGAAGATCGAGGCCGCCAGCGAGTCAAGGCCGCCACGAACCAGCGCCGAATTGACGCGCTGCAAGTCCATCGTCCGGTCAGACACCGATCGAGCAACGATCTGGTGCGGAGTCGGATAGGGGCCCCACATGGCGAAGGGCCTGCACCCGATCACCTTGTTCGAGACGACGAAGTAGCTCGGGCCCAACGTGCAAATCTTCCGAAGCTCCTGAACGCCATCCCCGTTGAAGTCAATGAACACGTAGTGCTCAACGTAGTCGTGCTCGTCGCCAGCTTCGCCGGTGTTGGGCACCACGGGCTCACCCATCGTCTTGTCAGGGATGCGCTCGATAGCCTCTTCCTGCGTGCGGTGCGACCAACCCGAAGTGCCGCCGTGCTCCTTGATGTCCTCTTCGCTGACGCCCATAGCGACAAGCTCGCCCGTGGTCTTGATCATCCGGTGGCCGAAGTAGCGCCCCGTCTCCACATCCGCAGTCGGACGCAGGAAGAGAAGTTCCTCGGGCGGCACGGACCAAACGCACGCCTTGCCGGTTTCGAGCTTGTAGGTCACCTCGGACGAGAACGCCGGAACCTTCCGGGGCTGCGGCATCGGCGGGGGCTGCATCTGCTGCCCCTGCGGGCCCATCTGCTGCGCCTGCTGCGCCATCTGCTG